TTAAAAGTCTAGCGTTATCGTCATTTCTTCTTTCGTGACAACAATTTCTTTTATGGCAGATTTTACAATTTTTGAAGCATCTTCATAGCTTAGTTTTTCGGGGTTAAAATCTTTTAAAAGTCTAGCAAGTTTCCGTTGTCGTAAATTGATTGTATTCTTTTTCTTGCTTTCTAGTTGTTCTTCTAAAAATACTTTTTCGATTTTTAGTTTTTCATTTTTCGCATCTAGTTCTTTTCGTGTTATGATCTCGTCTAAGTATAATTCAGTTAGTTTTTCAAGTCTATTGTTTAGTTTTTTTAGTTGCTCTTTTATTTCTTCAACTTTCATTGTTTCATCATTTTTGGCAAGAGTTTCTTTGCGGTATTGCGGTTCTAACTTAATTCTTGATAACTGCTTCAAAACATTATTTTCAAGTTCTTTACGAGAATACCAGCCGGATTTACATTTTGACTTATCTTTCTTGAAACGGTTTGCGCATTGGTATTTGTGATAAGAACGCCCGTTTTTATCTTTAGGCGTAACGTGTATTCTTAATGATGCACCACAATACCCGCATTTCATCAAGCCGGAAAGCATATACTTAGCTTGAAATGGTCGTGGGTTGTTGTATCTTTCAAGCGCATCTATTTGCCGTTTTTTGAGTTCTAATTGCACAAGATCAAATAATTCTTGTGAGATAATCGGTTCATGCTGACCGTCATATTTTTGCCCTCGGTATTTCACGATACCAAGATATGTTTCATTTTTGAGTAAATACTTAGTTATCGTTTCGCCCCACGGTCTTTTTCGTCCGATATGCCCTTCTTTGTTTAAATCTCTAATGATTTTTACGACTGACTTTCCGTTTAGATATTCTTCAAATATACGCTTAACGATAAGCGCTTGAGTTGGATTTACGGATAAGATACCAGTTTCTTTTGAGTAGTCATAGCCATAAGGAATAGTAGTCCATGCCATCGTTTTTCCTTTTTTCGCTCGTCCTTCCTTGCCTAAAATCATTCTTTCCTTTATCTGCTCACGCTCTAATTGGGCGAATACTGAGAGCATACCAATAGATGCCTTGCCAAAAGGTGTTGAAGTGTCAAAATTTTCTTGTAAGCTGATAAAAGCAACATCATTTTTCAAAAATACATCCTCGATTAAATAGAGCGTATCTTTCTGACTTCGACTTAATCGGTCTAATTTATAAACTAACACAATATCAAATCTTTTTCTTTTCGCATCATCTATCAAGCGCTCAAGTTCGGGGCGTTTTGTGTTTGAACCTGAAAAACCGCCGTCAATGTAAAAATCGTATATTTTCCAGTCTTTAATTTTACAATAGGCTTCTAGCTTGTCTTTTTGCTCGTCTATTGAATATCCTTCCTCAGCTTGTATAGCAGTAGAAACACGAGCATAAATAGCTACTTTGTTTGTGTTTTTCATTGTTTTTACCCCCTATTTTTGATAAAATAGAGTATAAGAAAACACCCTTTTTAATGGTTGTTTTTTATACTTCATAATCTCACGCTCGCAGTCGCCAAACTTTCAGAGCGTGGGATTTTTTTATTTTAAAAAGCGTAAGAATTAAATTTATTCAAGACCTGTTGCAACTTTAGAGATGAGTAGGAAAGAGCCATCCTCTTGTTTTGCGAATGATAAAACAACACTCTTCAATCCTTTATCAAATGAAGTATAAGAGATTGTTTTGTTTTCGTGATCATTAACTGTGGTTGTGTTAGTATCGCTTGGTTCACCGTGTTCACGAATGACATCATCGTAGTTAGTTCCGCCAGCGCCATTGTTGATAATGTCACCTTGTTTAAGAGCATCAAATTGTTCTTTTGTCCAGTTGAACTTAGTTTTTTCTTCTTTCTTTGAAGTTTCATTTGATGAACTTGTTGAAATTGTTGTTTTTTCAATATCTTTACTAAGGTTATCAAGTGATTTAGCATACATAGCTTGAGTTCCAAGCACAATTGCCATTGATACTACCGCTATAACTGTACCGATAATAGCTAAAGTTTTTGGTCTTTTTTTATTAACGAATAGACCAATTACCCCTAAAATAAGCGCTAAAATAGCGATAATGAAAGATAAATTATTGATGATAGGAATCCAAGAGCCAATTAAGGCAATGCCCCCAAAAATAATAGCCAAAATACCTAAAACTTTACGTTCTTGTTCCATGAGAAACCTCTCTATCAGCTTTTAGTGTGGATCAGTTATTGCACATTTTTTTAATTTACTAATGCCAAATACTCTTCTTTTACCATTGTTTCATCAGCAATGGTTTTTAGATTATAGTATTCCATGAATTTGAGATAATCAAATTCTTTAGGGTCGTCTAATTCTCCTAAAGCATCCACCAAGAGATGATGTATCATATTTCTGTTAGCTTCATTCTCACATCTAATAAGAGTATTCTTATATTCTTCCTTAGTATGCTCTATATGTCCTAACTCATGCAATATGACTTGTTTTTGCTTATCAGGTGGCAAGTCCTTGCTCACAAATACAACTTTTATCTCGTCAATATAGATGCCGTTCCTATTCCACAAATCGTTATCAAAATATTCAATCTTGACACCGTATTTTTCGCAAATGTCTTCAATGCTCATTTTCTGTTAAGATATATTTCTATGATGTTTTGAATGGCTTCAATATCATCTTCATTCAACGGTTTACCGTCGAATGTTTTTGCGTTTTCTGCCATTTTGCGCAAGTCTGATGAAGTAAATTCAGGCTCTTTATTTTCTGTTACTGGCTCAACGCCTAAAAGATATTCCGGAGTTACTCCCAACGCTTTAGCAAATTGATCTGCTCTATTGAGAGGAAAATTCCTTGTCATATTGAAATATCTTGAAATTGCAGATTTTGCCATTCCGGTTTTTCTAGCTAGTTCGCTCAAAGATATTCCTTTTTCATTACAAATTTGTTTTATCAATTCTATTATTTCAACATTATTTCTCATTTTCCTCACCTCTTTTTTATCTTTATTTCATTATATCACTGTTCCCGTAAAAGTACAAATAAAAAGAAATTAAAAATAAATGTTATTTTTTTTAAAAAAAGTGTTGACAAACGAGAACGAGCATGATATACTTTAATTGTTCCCAAACGAGAACAGAAAAAATAAAGAAAGGAAACAATATGAAATTAGATTGTTTACGAATTAAAGCAGAGCGTATCGCAAAAGGCATGACACAAGATGACATGGCAAAAGCGCTCGGTTGGAATGACCGCGCACGATACGCAAAGCGTGAAAACGGGTTTGTATCATTCGATGCAGACGAACTTATAAAAGTTGCAACTGTTCTTGGATATACCAAAGACCAGTTAGGAATTTTTTTTACAAACTAAGTTCCCGAAAGAGAACGATAGAAAGGAGAATAATAAATGTTTATGTTGCCGGAAAAACTATTTGAAAAACCTTATAACAAAATTTCTTCTGATGCAAAAATAATCTTCATGATACATTTACAAGATTTGTCAAATGAAGAAAAGTACGAGAATTTAGGTTCTTGTAAAAAATACTATAACCGCCCGCTAAGAACATCGTTTAATGAAATTGTGAATATGACGAATTTAAAATCTACGGATGTTCACGATGCAATATTTGAACTAAGAAAGATTGGGTTATGTACAAAGGATGATTTTACATGGGATTAAAGATTGACGATTACAAAGACTTTGAAATGTTTTACAAATTACCTCAAGAATTATTTGATGAATGTTTTAACGGCTTGTCAATCGGTGCTAAAGTCCTATACGCAATCTTACGTGATAAGTGGGGGCAGTCACAAAAAAACGGCTGGCACGATGAAAAAGGTATCTATTGTAACTTTTCTGTTAAGTTACTTTCAGAAACAATGAGTTGTTCTGAAAAGACAATCACGTCGTATAAGAAAGAGTTAAATAACTATCACTTAATTTCAGAGAAAAGACAATTCAATTCAACTAATAAAATCTATGTGAACAGAGTGTCAGAAGCGAAAAAACACGTACAGGAAAATATTACTTGTACGGAGAGGAAAAAATTACCTCACGTACATGAAGATTTTACTTGTACGGAGAGGAAAAATTTACCAACTAACCAGACTAATATTAACCAGACTAATTTAACCAATATAAATAATGATGATGATAACGAGTTTGGAAATTTTGAAAATATTCAATCTGGAACAATCGCTGACACTTTAAGAAGTCGAGGATTTAAACTAGACCAAGTTCAATATCAACAATTATTTGATTATGTGTCTTTGGATAATATGAGCATTCCACTTGTTCAATACGCTATCAGTAAATCTGCTGACAACGGAGTCAGAAATTTCAAGTATCTCAAAAGCATTCTTGATAACTGGAAGAAGAAAGGAATAACCACAGTAGAAGAAGCTGAAAAAGAGGATGAGGATTTTAAGAGCAAGAAAGAAAATTCTAAGAATATAACTTCAACATCAAGACGAGTTGGAAACTCAATCATCCAAACTTATGATGATCCGTTGCCGTTTTAGAAAGGGGGTTGAATGGAAAAATTAAGTCTTGAACCAATCTATTATGTAAACGAAAATGAGATATGCAAGAAACACTCTTGCTATATGTGGACGTTTAAGAAATCAGTCAAAGCCAAAGGAAGAAGCACACCTTATCAGCCTACCTTTTGCCCTGAATGCCAAAGGGAAGATATGGCAAGGGAGCAAGAAAAGAAAAACGGTGAAGCCGTTATCTCTTCAATTTTGAGTGGAACGTATGAAGTGTTTAACAGAAATAGCATCATTCCAAACGATATGAAAGAAGCTAGCTTCAATACGTTCACAGTAAATAATGAAATTGACGAGAAAGCAAAAAACTACGCTTTAAGAGTAGCAAGACACTACTTCAAAGACGGTAAAGGCAATTCAATTATTCTTGGGAAAGCTGGACGTGGGAAAACGCATCTAGCTATTGCGATAGCTAAGAAGTTAAACATTGACTTTAAAGCGAATAACGAACCTAAAAGCGTGCTATTTATGAACGTGCCTACCATGTTTCAAAAAATCCAAAGTGGATTTAGTCGGACAGATGCACGGACAACAGACGAATGGTTGGACTTGCTAAAAAAAGTTGACTACTTAATTCTAGATGACTTCGGAAAAGGAGAGCAAACGCCTTGGAAAATGGATTTTATGTATAACTTGCTAGATGCTAGAGATAAGACAATCATCACAACAAACTTGACGGGCGCTGAGATGAAACAGACATTTGATAGTAGTCTAGTCAGTCGGGTAGCTAAAGGGGCAAAGGATTTGACTTTCAAATACCCTGACAACTCAGAAGATAGGAGGACACTACCATTTTAACGACAGAAGAAAGAAAAAAGCTGATAGCGGATTTTGAGAAAAACCACTATCAACTATCAACATTATTAAAAGAACGCTTATTGGTTACAACAGACGAGCGTTTCAATCACAAACTACAAGAAATGACTTACTATTCAATGAACGGTAGCGTTTATCAGTTTGCAAAATAAAAAAAGTACCTACGGGAATAGGCACTTATCAAAAATTACTACTTAAATTATAACATGGAGCAAGAAAAAATGAAAGTAAATATATACGCTTTCGGACGAAAACTTGAACAAGACGAAGAAATTATTGTACCAAACGGACATCATTTCTACAACGTACTTGACGGAATTTTTAATAATCTACTAGATAGCGAGGGCATCGCATGAAGCTATTAGACAGAATGACAAAATGGTTTTTCAACACAACAAAAATTGAAATCAATCAAGACTGGCGATTAGTCGCATTAGACTTGAACCGTGAATTGATTGAAGCACGAGAAGAAAACAGAATTTTATATCAGCGCATTGCTGATCTTGAGAAATTATTAGAGGTATAAAAAATGACAGAACCAACTTTAGCAAGCCAATTTCTTGGAATTGCAACAATTATTATTTGCTTGTTTATTATTTTGCTACTAATTGCAAATAGCGAACAGAAAGCAAGACGACAAAAGGAAGAACAAGAAAGATTAGATCAAGCAATTATTGATGTTTATCAGCAAGGGCGAAATCAATTCAATAATATTGCTAGACAAAACATCAGAAATTGCGATAGAAAATTCACGTTTGACACACAAGCGCCAGTAGGTCTTAAACCTGACTTACTAGCACTACCGCAACCAAAGGAGCAATAAAATGAATCTTTATATCTGGGATTGTGGATGTAGAGATTGTGGAAACACATTTGAATACATTGATAGTTACCTAATCATCGAATGTCCGAAGTGTGGGAGCGATGATTTAAAGAATGAATTTAAAGGGAGAGCCTATGATTAGTAGAGAAATGAACTCAATTGAAATTGAAGTTTTAAACTTGATTATTAATAAAGCCAGTTTTGAGAAACCTATCACGGCAAATGATTTACGAGGCGAGACAGGATTGTTAAAACGTCAGCTTGAACAGGTAATTGAAAGCCTGAGAGTAAACTTTGGACATCCGATTGTGGCTAAGAAGTTTAAACCGAACGGTTACTATCTTCCTAAAAACGAGGAAGAACGACAGGCAGGACTGGCACCTTACCGTAGGCAGATTTTGACCGAGCAGAAGAACCTATCCATCGTCATGGGCGTAGATTTAGAGAAGTATTGGAAGTTAGAGCATGATTGAAGAACTACTCGCAGAAATCGGTCAATGGCGCTCTGACTATATTCATCTTGGGATTGAGCTTGGAGAAATCATAGGCGAACAACAAGACATTATTTTGAAATTGCAAAACGAAAATAAACGCTTGAAGCGTGAAAATTGGAACTTGAAGAAAACGAAAGGTAGAAGAAAATGACGCAGATAGCCAACAAAGGGAAGTCATTTATAAGAGCGGAGGTATCTGAGAAACAAAAAGAATACATCAGACTTCTTGCTAAGTTAAGAGGTGTAACGACACAAGAACTTCTAGGCCAAATTGTAGAACGTTTTATTGACAGGAATTTACAACTTATTCAAGACTACAAGAATGAATTAGATACCTTAAATAGTAATGCTAGTCGCAGAATTAACATGAATACATAGGAGAAAACAAAATGACAAACGAACTAACACAAAAACAAATCACATCGAACGTTGCAACACGAATTGAAGCCATGAAAGGCGAAGGCTTGCTTATTGCACCAAATTATAGCGTGAGTAACGCTCTAAGCTCAGCCTATTACGCCCTTAAAAATTCATCTAGTGGGAACTTGCTAGAAAAATGCACACCTGAAAGCGTGTATAATGCTTTGCTTGACATGGTCACACAAGGTCTAAGCCCTGCTAAGACACAATGCTACTTCATTCCTTACGGGGATACAGTTAAATTGAACCGTTCATACTTCGGAACTATGAAGGTCGTTAAACAGTTACCAGAAGTAAAAGACATCTACGCTCAGATTATTTTCGAAGGCGACGAATTTGAAGCTGAGAACGTGGACGGGCGCTGGAAATTTGTCAGCCACAAGTCAAGCTGGAAGAATCAGGACAATCTGATTGAAGGTGCTTACTGCGTGATTGAAAAAACGGACGGGGAAAAAATTCTCACAATCATGACTAAGAAAGAAATCGATAAGTCTTGGGCACAATCACGAAACGGAAGCGTACAGAAGAACTTCCCTCAAGAAATGGCCAAACGTACAGTTATCAATCGTGCTGCCAAACAATTCTTTAATACATCAGACGACAATGACTTGTTTATCGATGCGGTCAATCGAACTACCGAGAACGAGTTCGACAACGAGCGCAACGTTAAGGATATCACTCCAAACGAGCCAGCAGAAACGCTTGACGCTATCATGGGAGAAGTTGTCGAACCTGAAGAAGTGGCAGAGGCTCAGGAGCCTGAAAAACCTAAAAAAGCACCTCGCAAGAAAAAAGAGGCTAATGAGCAAGAAGTGACAACCGAAGATACAAGCTACCCAGTAGATGAAATGCCAGACTTTGATGAAGAAACAGGCGAGGTCTTTGAAGAAATCAGTTTGCTAGAGGGTAACACTATCAACGTTAAGGAGTAGGGCTATGGAAAAACTAACTCAAGAGAACTACTACCAAGACACAAGCTACTTAACCAACTCACGCTTCAAACGGTATCAGCAATGCCAAGCGAAGGCTTTTGCTTTGGATAGTGGAGAATGGACTGAGGAGAGGGATGAAACGCCCCTCTTGCTCGGCAACTACGTTCACAGTTACTTTGAGAGCGAAGAAGCGCACAAGCAATTTATGGACGAAAATGGCGAGAAGCTACTAGCCAAGACTGGTAAAAATAAAGGAACCCTCAAATCCGACTTTGTGATTGGCGATAAGATGATTGAAAGTCTGAAAGACGATGAAGGCTTCAACCGTTTGTACCATGGCTACTCATCGGACGAAGTTCAAAAAGAATTGATTGTCTATGGCAAAATCGAAGGCGTACCAGTCAAAGGTAAACTAGACAGCGTCAATTTGAGCCGTGGTTACTTTGTGGATCTAAAAACCATGAAATCTATCTACTCGGAAGAATGGAGCGCAGAACTCAAGAAACGAGTGCCCGCTGCAGTCAATAACATTTTGAGTTTTGGATATCACGGTCAACTTGGTCTATATCGTGAACTCTTAAAACAAATGACAGGGAATGATTTTAGACCTTACATCGTAGCCGTGAGCAAGGAAAACGTTCCAGACCGTGAAATTCTGAAGATTGACGATGAATGGCTTGATGAAGGACTAGATAAAATCAAGTCTGAAATTGTCGAGGTTTGGGACGTTATCCAAGGCAAACAGAAGCCTAAGAAGTGCGGACATTGTGATTATTGCAGAAGTAAGAAAAAACTAGATGCAGTCGTTACCTTGAATGACTTGATTGAAAGTGATTATTAAATTTAAAAAAGCGAGGAAAGAATGATTAAAACCGTGTTCCTTTCATGTGATTATCCACATGACGAGGCGATTGACGACCAAATAAATAGCTGGCTTGTCAAAAATCTAAACATTAAGTTGATTGACATCAAATTTCAATCAAACGTGTCTGCTGTCGCTGACAGTGGAGTCAGTGCTGAATATTGGCATGCATCAGCATTGATTATTTATAGAGAACCTAAAAAATCAAGGTTAGGAATAGAATTTGGAGAAGAAGATGATTATTGATTTTATTAAAGAGGCCGGCATGGCGCTGGTTTGGCTCTTGCTAGGCTATTTTATCGGAGAAAGCAACGCTAGAAAAGATAAAAAATAACCAAAAACCAACAAGCCGTGCATTCTTGTAAAACTGCGAACTAGAAACACGTCAGTAAAGGTTATGTGACCTTGGACGAGCGACTGCCCGTATTTAGCCAAACTCACACACAAAGGCAGTCGCATTTTTTATAAAAAATCATGGAAAAACTGATTTTAAAATTTGAACTTGACAGAAAACAGATGATTTCAGCGAATGACAGACTGCATTTTCAACAAAAAGCAAAAATCACAAAGTTTTTACGGCAACTAGCGCATTATGAAGGGCGGAATACTATACGAGATTACTTCGGTTTGCCTTTTAACGAGGATAAACCGTGCAAAGTGATTGTTTGGGTATTCGCCCCAACTAATCGCAGATATGACCCGCCGAACTGGTCGCCAACAAGCAAGGCGCTATTAGACGGATTGACCGATGCGAAATTTTGGACGGATGATAATTATCACGTTATCAAGTCAACGGATTTTAGACACGGTGGAAAGTCAGGAAATAAGAAATATAGAATTGAACTTGAAATCGCAGGAATTAACGAACATGAAATATAAACAAGCAATGATTGAATCGCTAGAATATTCAATCGAGAAAGCGAACGCAAGGATTGAGGAATTATCTGAACCTTGCGTGAAGTCACTTATACACTCACGAAGCGCTGAACGTGATTTTTGGAAGAAGAAACTGAAAGGGTATCAAGAACAGTTAAAGGAGTTGGAAGATGAATGTTAAAGAATTGATTGAAAAAATTCATACCCTACCCGCTGAAACTCACAGAAATAGACCGTATGTGGATAGGAATATAGTTATTCAGTTGATTTTGCAATTAAAGGAGGTAGATTAATGAATAAACAGGAATTGATTGAAGCAGTGACTGAGTTACCAGTAGATGCAAGCGGTTCTAGACCTAAGATTGATAAATTAACAACGTTGGAATTGATAAAGTTATTAGACGAACCGCAGAAAGTGAGAGTATCTGAAGAAGAAGCGAAATTCCTTGAAACGTTTAATTTAAACCACAGAACTGATGTTACAAAGGCTTTATATTATATTTCAAGAGTCGGTTTTGGTTATTGTTTAACGAATAATGACGACTTAGAACTTAGAGATTTGAGTGAGGAATTTTGGGATTTTGAAAACAGAAAAAGATTAATAAAAGCTATACTTGACGGCTACGAGGTCGAGAAAGAGAAGCGGTATCGCATTTCCATGCCAAAAGCGAGAAATTACAAAAACCACGCTCAGATATTATGCGAAAAAGATGGGAAAATATTTTGGTGTGGTGAGTGGTATCCGTTTAGAACTAAATTTACCCGCAAAGAGTTAGAAGAAGCTGGATTTGGTGAAGTGTTTAACAGTACATTGTTTGAAGTTGAGGAGGTGGAGTGATGGAAAAATCAAAAGAAATTGGTTTAGCAATCACAGAAATACAAGTAAAGGTATTAACTCAATCCGAATCCTTGAGTGCCTATGAATTGAATAACATTAAAATAAAAGCAAGGACCTTATATGAAAGTCTTGTATGGTTACATTACGAAGCAGAGGAGAGAAAATATTGAAACGCTTCTTAATCGGCTATGCCTTGCTCACGACTTGCTTATTATTTATGCAACGTGAAGCACAGAAACCCTTGCTTATCTATCACGCTGATAGTAAATACGCTATCACTGGCAAGGTTGAAGAAAAAAGAAAAATCGGAAGTTTGTTCACTATAACGATTGACGGGAATGTTTTCGTGGTTAGTGAAGAAAAGTATAAAAATATTGAAGTAGGAAACGAGGTAGAAATTTAATGGAAGACGTCTTACAAGCACTTGCAAAGATGCTGAACATGACAACGGATGAAGTTAGTTCTTTGTTGTCAACTTTCAAAGGAAATGCACCACAGATTTATGAAACACTGATAAAAGAAAAAATGATGTATGATACATTCAGTTTTCTACAACTTGTATTTTCAATACTTGCGGTTATATCGCTGGGAATTTTGATTATTACAATTATTGAATATTATAAAGATGATGACGTTTATTATTGGGAATATGAAGATAATGAAGAACGCAAAGAAGTCAAAGAAAGAAAAAAAGAAAATCGAAGAAAAGATTTAAACAGACCTTTAAAAATTGTTTTATTCACAACTAGCACAAGTTTTTTACTTTATATTATATTTTCAGTTTTAAAAATTGTACTCACTCCAAACTATACATTTATTGTAAATGAAGTTTTACCAAGACTAACAAACAGATAAGGAACAATTATGACAACAAACATGGAATTACTAGCGCACCGTGTCGAGTAATGGGCAAAAGAACGAGGGTTAGATAACCCTGACAATAGCACTGCTCAAGCGCTGAAATTATTTGAAGAAGCGGGCGAACTCGCACAAGCGCATTTAAAAAATCGTGAAGCAGACGGAAAAGATGCAGTCGGGGATATTTTGGTAGTATTAACGATTTACTGCCAACAAAAAGGTTGGAGCATTGCAGAATGTTTCCAGTTAGCTTATAACGAGATCAAGAACCGAAAAGGTAAAATGGTTAACGGTTCATTTGTGAAAAGCGAGGATTTAAGATGAACGATAACGTAAATAAACCAAGCCATTATATTTCAGAGAGTGGGATTGAAGCCTTGGACGTGATTGATGCGTTTAAGCCTTGCCCCGAATACAAAGCCGGATTCTTTTGGGGTAACGTAGTGAAGTATGTTTTGCGATTTCACAAAAAGAACGGTATCGAGGATTTAAAGAAAGCGGAGTTTTATTTGAAACGGCTGATTGAGGAATTAGAACATGGATAGACTTGAATTAGAGTATGCACTTTATAAAGACGATACCTTTATCACTTGTGGCACGTTAAAAGAAATCAGCGCTGAGGCTGGGATTGCTATTGTTACACTAACCTCTTATGCTTCGCCATCGTATAAAAAGAAAAATCCAAATGGTAAGCAACTAATAAAAGTGGATTTTGAAAAATTAAGTGACCAACAATGCGAGCGATTAGCTTTTATGTTGAAGCAAAAAAGAATAGACAATAAACTTTCAAGAAGTGAACTAGCTAATAAGTTAGGTTACTCTTACGCAGAAATAATGAAATGGGAAAATAAAACTAAAAAACCTAATTTTTATCAGGTTGAAGATGTAGCGACATTTTTTAAAATCCCTCTAAATGTTTTGATTGGAGAGAAATAAAAAAGCCGAGGCATTCACTCTACCTCGACAACGCTTTCAATACTAATATTATATCATAAAGGAGATAGAGAGTGAAGGCAAAAGAGCTTTTGAGCGAATTGCAGAACCTCGACATGGATATCCAAAGTAGAATAGACGAAATCAACGAGCTTGAGGCTGGCTTACTCTCAAGTCCGAACTGGTCCGAGGTCAAGGTTAAAGGTGGCCGACCTAGGAAGATTGACGACGTCTATGCTCAACTTATAACCATGAAGGACGCAATCGAGCAGGACACAAACGCTATAATCAATCGCAAGATGGAAATTGGGCGCATTCTCAATAAGCTAACTAACCCAAAGCACAGAACAATCCTACGGATGACCTACATCAACAAAATGTACGTAGATGATATCTGTGACAGTCTTGGTGGTATCAGTTCGCCCACCTACTATCGATTGAAAAAACAAGCAATAAAAGAACTTGACAGTATTCTTAGTGAATTGATAGTAAATGATAGTGATTGTACAGGCATGAAGTTTTAAAACCGATAAAATGGTAGTATCAAGAATTGAAAAAGAGGTCTCAGAATTGGTAGATGGTTACCTGAAAACAGGGTATCGTAAAGGTATTGAGGGTTCGAGTCCCTTCCTCTATTTGATTCATTGATACTCCTTTATGAAATCTGAGGGCTTTGCCCTCTTATGGCGGTGACGGGTATATTGTTTTATCTCCAAACTCAAACAAAAACTTATCTTCGGTTCGACTCCGAACACCGCCTTAAAGGCTACACAAAAATAAAAAATGAAAGGTAAATATAATATCGGTTCTATTCGAGGCAAGTAGCCACCTCGATATTACAAAGTAAAATCGAGAGACCATATAACCCGAAAAGCGCATATCCTAGTGATATGTGTTTTTTGGTTTCAGGACAAAGAATTGAAAATAATTGATAAACCTTTAGAATGGCTACGACCTTATGAAAACAATCCAAGAAATAATGACAAGGCGGTAGAACCTGTAGCTAACTCAATCAGAGAGTTTGGTTTTAAAGTTCCAATCGTAGCAACCAAAGACGGAGAAATCATCAACGGTCACACACGTTATAAAGCCGCACGTTTTTTGCAACTTGAAACAGTGCCAGTTTTAATTGCAGACGACCTTTCAGATGAACAAATAAAAGCGTTCAGGCTTGCTGATAACAAGGTAGGCGAGATTGCCGAGTGGGACACAGAGTTGCTCTACGCAGAACTTGAGACTGTCGAAGGCTTAGACATGACCATGTTTGGATTCGAGGATGTTGATTACTCTTTAGATGACTTTGAGGAGTCTGAGGATCCAGAAGATGCCAAAGAGTTTTCTCAAGAGGAAGAAACAGGTATAGAGAACGGGGATATCTTCCAGTTAGGTCGACATCGTTTAATGTGTGGTGACAGTACATCGGCAGAGGACATGGCTCAATTAATCGACGGAGAAACGATTGATCTCTATGTAACCGACCCACCATACAACGTAGCCTACCAAGGTGGAACCGAGGAAGCTATGACAATCCTAAACGATAGTATGGACGACATCAGCTTCAGGCAATTCCTACGAGATGCATTCGCAGTCGCAAACAATCACTTGAAGCCAGGGGGGGCGTTCTATATCTGGCACGCAGATTCGGAAGGATTGAACTTTAGGGCTGCAGTCAAAGAGACGGGTTGGTTGCTCAAACAGTCTATCATCTGGGTAAAGAATGCGATTGTGCTAGGTCGTCAAGACTATCAATGGAAGCATGAGCCCTGCTTATATGGTTGGAAAGACGGAGCGAGCCACTATTTTGTGGATAATCGCTCACTAGCTACGGTCATTGAAGAAGACGAAGAAAACCTAAAAGAAATGACAAAAAGTGAGCTAATCTCTTATATAAAGACTATGCAAGAGACAACTCCGACCACTATCTTTTACGAAGATAAGCCAGTTAGAAATGATATACACCCGACTATGAAACCTCTGAAGCTCATTGCTAGGTGTGTTTTAAACTCAAGTAAGAAAGGCGATAGAGTGCTAGATAGCTTCAACGGTGGTGGTTCAACTCTCATGGTTTGTGAGAAGTCAGAGCGTATCTACTATGGCATGGAACTTGACCCACTATACGTTGCTCGGACGATTCAACGTTGGGAAGAAGAGACAGGGCTTACTGCCGAGAAAGTGAACTAGAATTATAAAAAAGTAAGGAAGTGAGGCGATGGCTGGTGCAGACAATTTAATACCAAATGAGCAACGAACGCCCGAAGAACGCCGAGCTAACGCACGAAAAGCTGGAGTTGCATCAGGCAAGGCTCGTAGGAAAAAAGCGAACCTAAGAAAGGCTTTTGAGACGATCCTACAAGCCGAGGTTGCAAGTCCAAACGTGAAGAAACAACTTGAAGAGCTAGGCTTTGACTCAACCAATGAAATGGCTCTGGCTATGGTCATGATGCAAAAGGCCATGAAAGGCAATGTTCGAGCGTTTGAACAAATCAGCAAGCTGACTACAACAGATGCTAAGGATAGCCTTGATAAGAAAGAGCAGAAAGAGCGTATCAAATCACTTCAAATTAAAAACAAACGTGAAGAAAAGATGCTTGATACAGATATTGCTAATAAACGAGTGATTGAAATCAACGTTGGAGATTGGAATGATAACGACTAATAAACCACGAATAAACATTATTATTGATAGTCCTAGAAAAATCTTTAACAAACATATCTTTGATAAGTTATACGACTATTCAACCTTTACTGAGGTTCACTATGGCGGTGCTTCGAGTGGTAAAAGTCATGGTGTCATTCAAAAGGTAGTATTCAAGGCTTGCCAAAACTGGAAACATCCACGCAAGGTTCTATTCTTGCGTAAGGTAGGCGCAACGGTTCATGATTCAATCTTTGAAGATGTGAAACAATGCTTGGACAGTTGGCAGTTGCTAGATAAATGCAAGGTCAATAATTCAGCATATCGGATTGAATTACCAAACGGCGCACAGTTTATTTTTAAAGGGTTAGACAATCCGGAAAAAATCAAGTCAATCAAGGGTGTTTCCGATGTCGTCATGGAAGAAGCATCAGAATTTACGCTCGATGATTACACACAGTTAACTTTGCGTTTGCGGGATAAGAAACACTTGAATAAGCAGATATTCTTGATGTTTAACCCCGTTTCAAAGGTTAACTGGACTTATAATGCATTCTTTGTTAAGAAGCCAAAAAATACAGTTGTTTATCATACTTCATACAAAGATAATCGCTTTTTAGATCAAGTGACTATCGAGAATATCGAAGAACTAGCAAACAGAAATGAAGCATATTATAAAATCTATGCCTTGGGCGAGTTTGCAACACTTGACAAGCTAATTTTCCCTAAGTATGAAAGACGACTACTTAATAAAAGCGAGTGGGAGCATCTTCCAGCTTTTTTTGGTCTTGACTATGGTTTTATTAATGACCCGTCAGCTTTGCTTCATGTAAGGATAGACGACGAAAACAAGCGTTTATACGTTGTTGAGGAATTTGTTAGAAAAGGCTTAACGAATGACAAGATAGCCGAAGCGATAAAGGCTTTAGGGTATGCTAAAGAACAGATACGAGCAGATAGCGCTGAAAAGAAATCTAATCAAGAATTAAGAAATCTTGGTATTCCACGAGTTATAGACGTTCAAAAGGGGGCTGGCTCAGTCATGCAAGGCATACAATACTTATTACAGTATGAATGGATAGTAGATGAAAGGTGCGTTAAGTTGATTGAAGAACTTGAAAATTACACTTGGAAGAAAGACAAGAAAACAAATGAGTATATCAACGAGCCAGTAGATAGCTATAACCACTGCATAGATGCGATACGCTATGCCTTGCAAGATAGAATCTATCAGACAAGGAAAGATGTGGACGTTGATAAAGCTATCAGTAAGATTAATAAGATGTTTAGGAGGTAAGAAGTGGATAAAGTAAACGAATTTGAACACGGTATAGATACGACCACTAAAACGAGGTTTGACAGTCTATACTTTGGCACAATCGCAAACGAGCAATTCAGATATGCTTCAAGTGATGCGTTGTTAGATACGGCAAACGGTAAGAAAGCTTTTAGAGATATGATTGACACTTTCTTCAGCAGTCAGAAAAAGCGCTTGAAAGTGCTAGCTTCATATGCTAAAGGCGATAATTACAGTATTTTGAACGGGCATAGACGACTTGACAACGAGAAAGCAGATTATCGGGTACGTCATAAGTGGGGCGGATATATTTCTAGTTTTGCGACAAGCTATGTTATCGGTAACCCCGTTTCAGTCGGTATTTTAGAGGGCGCAAACCAACAGCAACTTGACACAATTCAAGAAATTGAGTGGAACAATGACATTAACGCATTGAATGGAGATTTAGCGCTTGATGCTTCAATCTTTGGGCGTGCTTTTGAATATCATTTTAGAGATAAGGACGGAGCGGACAGAGTTGTTTCTATTAGCCCGCTTGAAATGTTTGTCATTCGTGATTTAACAGTCGAACAAAATATCATTTGCGCCGTTCATCTTCCAGTCTTTGCGGATAAAGTGAACATGACGGTTTACACTAAAGACCAAGTTATCACGTTTAAGCCTTATTCAACAAATGCAGTACGCTTGATTGTCAATACAATCACGAAACACGAATACAAAGACGTTCCCGTCGTTGAGTGGTGGAATAACCGCTATCGAATGGGTGACTTTGAAAGCGAAATCCCGTTGATTGACGCTTACGATGCTGGGCAATCTGATACAGCTAACTATATGAGCGATTTGAACGATGCAACGCTTGTTATCAAGGGCGACTTGGAAGCTATCGGAATAAGTGATGAAAAATACGCTAAAATGAAAGATGCTAACATGATGCTACTTCAAACGGGAATTAGTGCAAACGGACAACAGACAAGCGCAGATGCTGGATATATCTATAAACAGTATGATGTTAACGGCACTGAAGCATATAAGAACCGACTAGCAAACGACATTCATCGTTTTAGTCGTATTCCTAATCTTGATGATGACCGCTTCAATGCTACGTCATCGGGAATTGCTTTGCTTTACAAGATGATTGGATTAGAGCAAGTCAGAAAAGATAAGGAAACGTTCTTTACAAAGGCGCTGCGTCGTCGTTATGAGTTGATTAGTAACATTCACAAGGCTATCAATAAGCCTTTAATCGAAGCTAACAAGCTGACATTCACGTTTCATCCCAACATTCCTCAAGACGTATGGAATGAAATTAAAGCGTATATTGAAGCTGGCGGGGTAGTATCGCAAGAAACATTGATGAACAATGCAAGCTTCACGGACTACAAGACCGAACAGAGCCGTATTTTGAAAGAACAAGGCGCAAGCGACAACGAGATCATGCAGTTAGTAGGTGGCATGAATGAGCAAGAAAGCTAACCGACTATATAACGCAGAGCGTAAGGCACAAGCTGAACTAATCAAGCGTGATTTAGACCGTGATAGGATAATCACAGAGTTATACCAAGAAAGCTATGACCGACTTCAAGCACAGATAGATAAGTTTTATCTTGGATATGCTGGACGTGAGGGTTTGACAAAGCAAGAAGCTATGAAGCGTGCTTCAGAATTTGATGTTACGAAGTTTGCGGAACGAGCAAGAAAAGCCGTTAAAGAGAAAGATTTCAGTCATAAGACTAATTCTTGGTTACGAGTTTACAATCTGAAGATGAAAGTCAGTCGTTTGGAACTTTTGAAAGCTGAGTTAGGGCTTGAAATTAACAGTTTGACAAGTAACCTTGATGAAGTGTTTGACAAGGCACGCAGAAGCGAATATTTAGCCGAATACAAGCGTCAAGCGGGTATCTTGGGTATTTCTTCAAGTGGAGCGAAAAAACGCATAGAAGCGATTTTAGACGCTGATTTTTACGGTCAGAATTTTTCAAGTCGAGTTTGGGGCAAAAATGGACTTCAACCACAACTTCAAAGAGATGTTTTCGCTTCGTTGAATCGTATATACACAGACATGAACGGCTACCAAAAAGAGATGAAGATGCTTGCTAATAAGTACGGTACAAGCGAGTATAACGCTAAACGGTTGATTAAAACCGAGATAGCAAGGATAAACTCAGACACAGACCACGCTGTCTTACAAGATAATGGCTTTACTCATATGATTTTCGTAGCTGAAAGTGGCGCTTGTGACATTTGCAAGCCGTTAGATAATACGGCAGTGCCTATTGATAAGGTTGAAAAAGGCGTGAATATGTTTCCGATGCATCCTAATTGCAGATGCTCAGCGTATGGACATATTGAAATGAAGTACAAAGATGGAAGAAGCACACTAGACCAATTTAATAAAGAATTTTAAAGGTTGGATTTAAAATCCAAGCTTTTTATTTTGTCCAAACCGTGCTTACGACACTAAAAGGCGCATGAGTTCGAGGGGGTTGCTCGTAAAAGCGTAGAGAAAGGAGCCAAACATGGCAGAAGAACAAACACAGACAGTTGATACTCAAGTTCAGGAACCTACGGTTGAGGAACAAGCTAGCACTCCAAAACAAGAACCTGAAAAGACAGTATCAGTTGCAGAGATGCAAAGACGACTTAAGCAAGCTGAGGAAAAGCATGCACAGTCAACACAAGAAGCTATTGCTAAGGCTTTGGAAAAGTACAAAGCGGAAACAGAACTCTCAGGTAAAGAGCTTGAAGAATACCGCAGAAAAGAAGCCGAAGCAGAAAAGCAATCACTACTTGATAAAATCGCTGGACTTGAAAAAGAACAAACTAAGCGAGAATTGACAGATGAAGCTATTAAAACTCTATCAAGTCGTAAGTTGCCTGTTAACGAACGAGTGCTTGCTTTTGTCGTAAAAGATACGGCAGATGGCACACTACAAGCTATTTCAGACTTTGAAAGCATTATTAGTGAAATCAAGTCTGAATACACACAATCAGAACCGCCCGCAGTAAGTACGGCGTTTGGTGGTTCTAAGACTCAATCAAGCGGAGAAATCTTCCGCAATTCAAGAATTATTTAATCTAAAGGAGATTTTACAATATGACAATTCAAACATTCACACCGGATAAAGTCCTAGTATCAGAAAAGAAAGACGGAACTTTATACAAAGAGTTTACAGATATTATCATGAAAGAGGTTGCTAACAACTCACTTGTAATGCAACTTGGTAAGTATCATGAAATGGACGGCAAGCAAGAAAAAACTGTTTACGTTCAAACTGACGGCGTTTCAGCTTACTGGGTAAATGAAACAGAAAAAATCAAGACTGACAAGCCCGAAATCGTACCAGTTACACTTCGTGCTAAGAAACTTGGTATTATCCTTGTTGCATCTCGTGAAGTACTCAACTATACATGGGAAAAATTCTTTGAAGAAATGAAACCACAAATTGTTGAAGCGTTCTACACTAAAATTGACGAAGCTGGATTGCTTGGATTTGAATCACCATTTGCAAATTCAGTTGCTAAAGCTGCCAAAACTGCTGAAAACGTTATTACTGGTCCAGTAAACTATGAAAATATCTTGAAACTTGAAGACAAGTTGCTAGATAAAGACGTAGATTTCAACGCTTTTGTATCTCGCTTGTCAAACCGTTCAGCACTTCGTGATGCTCGTGACGGCGACAAGAAAACCATTTATGACAAAGACACTAACAAACTTGACGGAACTGTCGTTGTAGATATGAAATCTAAACAATTCAAGAAAGGTGACTTGTTCGCTGGTAACTTTGACAACCTTATTTATGGTGTTCCTTACAACATTAACTACAAGATTTCAGAAGATGCTCAAATCTCAACAATCAAGGGAGCAAACAACGAACCAATCAACCTATACGAACAAGAAATGGTTGCAATCCGTTGCACAATGGACATTGCGGTTGCAGTAACTAAAGACAATGCCTTTGCTCGCTTGACTGCTACGGCTGAAAACGTCTAATAAAAAATTAGAAAGGGGAGTCAATGGCTTATATAGTAACTAGAAATATTATTGACACCAAAGACAACAACCGATTTTATGAAGCGGGCGAGGTTTATCCTCGCTTTGACTTAAATGTGTCAGATGCTCGCATTAGAGCGCTTTTGAAAAAAGGCGTTATCGAATCAAACGAGGCGCAAGGCGATATTGTCTTGCCTAAAGATGAACCCGTTGAAGAAATCGAAGAAGAAGCAGGGGAATAATCATGGATGATACCCAACTTGCAAAAATCAAGCGTCGGTTGGGTATTGACCTTGCCGACACTAAAGAAAATGACTTGTTAAATGACCTAGTTGAAGATGCTGAAAGCTACTTCAAATCACTTACTGGTTCGGTGTATATCGAAAGTAAGTATAATTTCATGATTGAAAACGTTGTTTATAAACTCTACGGGCGTAAGGGTTCAGAAAGTGTGTCGAGTGAAACAGTTGACGGATATTCAGTCACTTATCAAGATTTTGATAACCTATTCAAGCCTTACATGGCTATCTTAAACAAGGATTTTGGTCTTGACGGTTCACAACGACAACGTGGAAAGGCTATTTTTTTATGAAAACGCCTCACAGAATCACGCTTGTCCGAGGGAAAGGCGTTGCTAAGTACAATCCTGAAACGGATAGTTACGAAAACCAAGCTGAACAATCCGAAGTTGTACCATGTTTTGTGAATTTTATTCAAAAAGCAAAGGTTTTCGAGTTATATGGCAATCGAACAGACATCGTTATGATTTGTAGATTTCAGCAAGAGCAAAAACCGTTCTTGTATGCAATTTATGACGGCTTCAAGTATGAACCGATTGACAGCGTAGAAGCCTCTAAAAGCGCCGTACGGCTCAAAAGGACGGTCAAGGTATAAATGGGCGCAAGTATTGAATGGCACGGCTTAGAGAAGCTGACAAGCACGATATACAACGCACACCCTAAAGCAGTCGAACAGTCTTTACAAGTTTTGAAAAACAAAGCTGAAAAAGGGAAAAAGGTTGCTAGAGATTTAGCGCCAAAAGATACCGGATTTCTAAAAAGAAATATCAATGTTTCATATCACGGTATGGAAGCATGGATAACGGGTAGTGCATCTTATACGGGTTATCAAGAATACGGTACACGCTTCATGGCTGGTAAACCACACTTTAGACCTATGTTAGAGCAGATATTACCCGAATTTCAGCAAGATATGACAAACGTCATGAAAGGAGTTTTTAAATGACACCAAACCATGATTTATTCAGAAAGATATTTGCTATTATCGATGCAAGGGTTGATACATACGATTATTTGCCCGATGCTGACGCAAGTTATCCGTTTGTTTATATCGGAGAATATAACGGCTCTGATACGCCTAACAATGACTTGTACGGATCAGTAAGGCAAACAGTTCATATTTACGGTACACGGAAGAATAGAAGCAAAATAGACAACATTTCAGCCTATCTTGAAAGTGTATTGAAGCATTTAAAAGACGGGCATGAGTATAACTTTAATCATAGAAACACAGAAAAACAAGTCATCGCAGATAATACAGATGTCCAGCCGTTACTTCATATCGTGCTGGACTTTACTTTTAATTACACAAAAAAGGAGAAATAAATAAATGGCAGATTTAATTCTAGGAAAAGACGTTATCGCCTTTTTCCGTCGCTACGCTGACCGCACAAAACAAGATGCGGGTAAAGTACGTTTTCAATCTGAATTGTCTATCAAGCAAGAAAAGAACGTAGAAAGTACTAAAACAAAAGACGGTGTCGTTAACTCAATTTCAGACGGAGAAACAAGCGGAGAGTTCAAATCACTTGCTTACCGTGAAGATGGCGACACGGTGAATATGTGGAAAGAAATGCGTAAATGGTTCAAAGCAAACGATAAAATCGAATGCTGGATCGTTGATCTTGGAAGTAAGAAACAAGTTGAAGGCGTTGATAAGTATGACGTAGAATACTATCAAGGCTACTTTAAAAACTTTGAATTGTCAGCACCGTCAGACGACAAGGTTGAGTTGTCTTATGAAGTCGCTATTGACGGAAACGGTATCTTGCATACAGACAAGTTGACAGAAACACAAAAACAAGCAGTCGCAAGCGCACAATACAACTACCACACACTCGAAAAAGAAACAGACGGATCAGGCGTTCCGGTTTAATAGTGGTATTTACAAGGGCATTCATTTGCCCTTTATTTTTTTACTTAAAAGGAGAAACAAAACATGATTTTAAAAATTGGAGAACGTGATTACACTTTACGCTTTGGTCTTGGCTTCTTACGAGAAATGAATAAGCTTCATTCTGCTGAACTTGAGGGAATTAAAACTGGATATGGCGCAATGACCTTGCTTAATGCTGGACAAGCGCTTAATGATCCAATGGCATTTGTGGATATCATCAAAGCTGGAACAATCACAGAAAACCAAAAACCAAGCAATGAAGCGATTGAAAAATATCTTGAAGATTTGATTTTAAATGACGAATACGACAAGACTATTGCTGAAATCGTGTCAGAGTTAAAAGCATCTCCCCTACTCAAAAAAGCAATGAACCTAGTCGAGTAAGGGAGAGTCAAGGTTCAAATTTTGGCTATGATGAAGCAATAGCACTACTCATAGCTAGACACAATATGACCTTTTTAGAAGCTTCACAGACTACGCTAGAAGAATTTGAAATCTATAATATGGCCTATCTTATTCAACAAGAAGATTTGCGATATCATTCAGCTATTCAAGCGTGGTTCAATCAAACCGTCCAAGCTACCAAAGGTAAAGGCAAAAGCGCAAGGTCAGCTTATAAGACGTTTGACGATTTTTACAATCATAAAGACGAGTTTGACAAGATTTTCAATAAAGAAGAAGTCAAGCAAGTCAACAACAAACGATTGAGCCTTGCTGATAGAAACAGAAGACTTAATCAATCAATGAAAGAAAGGGGGTAACTCATGGGAGCAAATTTTGACGTTACCGCCGTTTTAAAAGCCAATGTTACGGACTTTTCTAGTGGGTTGAAAGAAGCGCAAACGTCTATTCAGAATTTGAAATCACAGACATCGGCAAGCCTTGACAAGATAAGCGACAGTCTTTCATCTTTTGGCGCTTCAGCTATGAAGCTGGGTGCTGGATTGACTGCCGGATTGACTGCCCCAGCAGTTGCAGGAGTTACGAAGATTATCAAATCTTATGCTGATCTTGAACAAAGTCTTGGCGGGGTTGAAACGCTTTTCAAAGATAACGGAACAAGTGCTATTGGACTTGCCAAAAAGTACAATATCACGGCACAAGAAGCGCAAAACTTGTATGACACTATGGAATCGAAAGGCGCAAACGTTATCGCTAACGCAAACAAGGCTTTCAAGACAGCCGGTGTAAGTGCAAATGACTATATGCAACAAGTAACTTCGTTCTCAGCAACCTTGCTTCAAGGTTTGGGCGGTGATACTGAAAAGGCTGCGCAATATGCAGATAAGGCACTTATTCAAATGGCAGATAACGCCAATAAAATGGGTTCTAACATGACTGACATCCAAAACGCATATCAAGGCTTTGCGAAGCAGAATTATACTATGTTAGATAACCTAAAACTCGGTTATGGTGGTACTGCGAGCGAAATGGCTCGTCTTGTCAACGATTCCGGAGTTTTGAACGGAGAATTTGAAGCGACAGCGCAAAACGTGAAAGATATTCCATTCCATACCTTGATTGAAGCTATCGGAATTGCGCAAGACAGACTTGGAATTACGGGAACAACGGCAAAAGAAGCAAGCGAAACTGTTTCAGGCTCATTCTATGCAATGAAAGCAGCCGCTGAAAACTTCGTAGCCGGTCTTGGACACGATGAAGCAGACATTGCCGGACTAATGGAAGACTTGAAAGACACGGTTTTGACTTTCAAGGATAACGTGGTAAGGGTTCTTTTGACAATCTGGGATAACTTACCACTTGAGCCGTGGCAAAAATGGACTGGTTTGATTGGTACGCTTGCTGGACCAGCACTAATTGCCATTGGTTCAGTTGCTTCGGGTATTGCTAAGATGATTTCAGCTTTTCAAGTGATAGGTAGTGCTGTTTCTAGCCTATCAAGTCTTTTCACAGTCGCAGAGGGCGGAAGTGGTATCTTCAGCGCTATTGCTGGGGCAATCGGAGCAGTAGGTAGTACGGTTCTAATTGTTATCGCAGTTGTAACGGCTTTGATTGCCGTTTTAGTAGGTGTATATAACACTAGTGAAGACTTTAGAAACAAAGTCAATTCAGCGTGGGAAGCGGTTAAAGGCGCAATCACTAGCGCTGTGCAAGAAATTGCTTCATTCGTCAGCGATATCTGGGGCAGTATGACTTCATGGTGGCAAGAAAACCATGAACTGATAGAGCGTGTTGCTACTAAGGTATGGAATCAGATCAAAACGACCGTAGAGAATGTTACAAACTTCCTAGCACCTATCATCGAAGCTACTTGGAATGCTATTGTGGCAACCGTAGGTTCAGCTTGGAATATCATTAAACTCCTTATTGGTGAGAGTTTAGATGCTGTTTTAACTCTTTTCAAGGCTTTTTTGCAGATTCTTGATGGTGACTGGTCAGGTGCTTGGGAAACGCTCAAAGAAGGCGCTGCTAGAAATTTTGAAAATGCCAAACAACTACTTGGCGCTATCTGGGACGGTATTGTCCAGTTCTTCCAATCCGGATTGGATTTCTTGAAAGCTATTTGGGATGCAACTTGGAGTGTTTTAAGCGTTGTAGTGACTCCAATCTGGGATTTTATCAAGAGTGTCATTGATACAGGTATGAACGCTATCAATTTAGTTATTAGTACGACATTGACAACCGTCCAAACGCTTTGGGATACGACTTGGAACGCTATCATGGCATTCATTGAACCAATCTGGACGGCTATTTCCACGATTATAACAAACGCTTTGGCATCTATCTGGACGTATATCCAGTCAGCTATGACCGTTATTAGTACGGTTTTCTCTTCAGTTTGGGAGATTATCAAAGCTACGTTTGCAGCGGTATTACTCACTATCTATGGTCTTGTTACTGGTAACTTTGACTTAGTGAAAGAAGCAATCTCTAATGCTTGGACGATTATTCAAGCACGGACTAGTGAAGCTTGGAACGCTATTACTACATTCTTGTCTGGTATCTGGGAAAGCATCAAATCCTCAGTCATGAGCGCTTGGGAATATATCAAGTCAACTATTTCAAACGCTATTGAATTAACAAAACAGACAATTACGAACGTTTGGAATAATATTGTCTCATATTTGAAAGGTGTTTTGGATAATATCAAATCAAGCATCATGAGTGCTTGGGAAAACGTGAAATCTACTGTTACAAACGCAGTTGAAAATATTAAAAGCGCAGTAGTCAACGGTTGGAATAACCTAGTAAGCACAATCACGGGTGCTGGCCCTCAAATTGTATCATCTGTTTCAAGCAGTTTTAGTAATGCAATTTCAAGTGCTAGCAGTTTTGCAAGTAGTGCTGTAAGCGTTGGTCGCAATCTGATTATGGGATTTGTGAACGGTGTTAGGAATGCCACTGGCGCTCTTATTGATGCCGTTGGTGGCGCTGTTAGAGGCGCTATAAATTGGGCTAAACGTTTACTTGGCGTTCGTTCGCCATCAAGGGTATTTCGCCAGATTGGTGAATACACGGGCGAAGGTTTCACTATCGGTGTTGACGGTCAAGCTGGAGCAGTTATGAAATCAGTCGGTAACATGGCACAAGGGGCGATTGATGCCTTTACTGGTAAAGACCTAGCCGGAACATTGCAAGGCGAATTGAACGCAGTTGACGGACAGTTAGGGCGTTTGACTGGCTATGATACTTCAGTCGATTTTAACGGCGGTACAATCACAGTCGGACAACAATCTGCGGACATCGTTCTTAAAATGGGCAATACAACGTATAGAGCCTTTACAGAAGACATCACTAGCGCTCAAGAAATGGAATTAACATTGGCAAGTTATTAGAAAGGGTAGAAAACCATGTATGGATATTCAAGATTAGAAAAACATAACGACATCGTGGCTTTCGAGCCTAGCGATAACATGAGTATAAACGGAACACCCGTAAACGAGATTGTGGACGGGTATAGACAACTATCCGTATCGGGTAGAGGTTTAGTCGGGCAAGAGGTCAAAACGACCTCTATCGCCGGACGTCGTGGAGTATGGGTTGAAGATATTTCAGAACCTTCAAGGGTGCTTGAAATCAAATACCAGTTAGAAGCCAAAACAAGCGAAGAATTGCGAGAAAAATTCGATAAACTAAACTTGTTTTTACGAACTACAAACAACGATTCAAAAACGCTAGAAATAACTTTCAAGGATGAACCGAATTTCACTTATTACGCAATTTTTAGCGGTGCTGATAGTTTTGAAGAAAATTCAAAAAGCATTGTCAGCCGTTTCTCTTTGCTTGTTCCGGACGGCTACAAGAAATCACAGCTAAAAACTTCTACGGGCATTATCGAATTGACGGGCGCTTTTGAAGTTATGCCTGAAAAAATTGTTGTAACAACCACAAAAACAACAGATACAGTCAGAATCACAAATGGACGACAGACGATTTCATTTACTGGCGCTTATGATGCCAATCAAGATATTACAATCTCGTTTGACACAGATGAAGTAAAAGCCTCATACAAAAACCGTAGTATTTTGAGCGAACTTGATTTATTTAGCGATTTCGAGAATTTCAAGGTCAGAAACCGTGATACCGTTTCAGCGACGAATGCAACAGTTAAAGAAGTGAAGTGGAGGGATGAACGAAGATGATTTATCTGTTTGATAAAAACGAAAATCTAATAAAACTCGTCAAAAAAGATGCGATTAAGTCTGCCCTCCAAAAATTCACTTTAACGACTGAAAAATACGTGTCAGACCGTCTGACAGTTGAAATGAAAGACTTAACAGCGCAAGAATTAGAGCAAGTGGAATACATGGCTATTCAGTCAATCGACGATGCGCACAAATTCCACTTTTTCTATATTGCGCAAAAGATTTCAAATCAAACTTTGACACTTATCGGTGTTCAGTCTGGTATTGAAGAATTGAGAAAGTCGGTAGTCTTAGACAAACGTCCTAAAAATTCACTTGCTAGACCTGTCATTGACGACTTACTACAAGGCACTAACTGGCAAGCACGTTTTGTTAGTGAAACAAGTCAGCGATCAACAAACTTCTACTATATTTCAACATTTGAAGCCTTAAAAAAGGTTTGTCAAGTTTGGAATTTAGAAATGCAGTTTTTTATTGAGATGAACGGAAATAAAATCGGCGCACGATACATTGATTTCAAACAGAAAATCGGTGAAGCTACTGGAAAGCGTGTAGTTTATGGACATAATGCACTTCAAATCTTGCAAGAGGTAGAACGTACAAATCTATTTACTGCTTTAATTGGGCGTGGTAAAGGTGAAGAAGTCAGCGCACCAACGGGCGAAGGCGGACAAGCTGGTTATGGACGTAGAATAACATTTGAAGATATCATCTGGGAGAAAGCAAAAGGCGCACCAGTTGACAAACCAAAAGGGCAGAAATACGTTGAACTGCCCGAAATGACGAAAAAATACGGTATCAAGAACGCAGACGGAACAATGCGAGCCAAAGTTGGCTTTGCAGTCTTTGAACAAGAAGAAGATGCTAACGTTCTAATTCGTCGAACCTACGAGCAGTTAGTCAATGCTGCACGTCCACAGTTGACCTTGAAAACGTCAACGGTTTACTTGAAAAATGTCAACATTGGCGACACTATTCGAGTAGTACGACACGATAAGAAGCTAGACTACGACACCCGTATTTTTGAAATCACGTTTAACCGCTTGAATAACGAATCAAGCGACATTAAATTAGGCGATAGGATTTCAGAAAGTAACGAAGCTAAAATCCAAAATATCGCAAGTCAGAAAGCAGATGAATTGATTTCGTCTAGTTTTAACGGATTGCTTAAAAACTTGCCGGACTTTTTACCAACTCCAAACGGACTTAACCGTAATTGGTACGGTTCAAACGATCCGACAAAAGCACACGCTGGAAAAGTCGGCATTAATGATATATGGTTCAAACCAAACCCCGAACACGAAGGTCAAACAATCATGCTACGCTGGACGGGTGAAGTTTGGGAAGAAGTTATCCGAAGCAATACCGATGAAGAAATCATTGACGAAATCGGCAAGCGTTTTGAAAACCTTAACTTGTCAGGCGTGGACGAAGCCAAAGCCAAAGCAGAAGAAGCCCTGAAAAAAGCTGGCACAAGCGCTGATTTAGTGGAGCAAATAAAAGGGTTAGTTGATACAACAAGACAAAATCTTGATAATTTCAAAAACCAAGCAAACGTTCAATTCATTACTGAAAGTCAGTTTAATTACCAATTATCTTCTGCTCAAACTGAACTGAAAAAGTATGTCAAAGAAGAAACAGACGAGAAGACAAGCGCTATTCGTGAAACCTTATCAAGAGATTATGTCGCTAAAAGCACCTTTACAGAAAATGTCGAGGGTACAAACCAACGTTTTGAAGCACTCAAAAGAGATAATGAAGCTAAGTTAGCAGAATACAAGCAAGGCATTGACGGACGATTTACTAGTATTACAAGTCTAGTCGCTGGCAAAGCAGACCAAATCGAGTTCCAGCGCGTCAAAGAAACAGCTCAACTTTATGAACGTATTTTAGGAAGTTCAGAGAGTGATATTTCGAGAAATGCTTCACGCTTAGTCATGAGCGACCAAGTTTTTCAGACCGAGGTTGGAAAGTATGTAACAGATGATAACAACTTGATTGTCAATTCATTAACTATGTCAACAAACACAATTGTCAATGCTTCAAGACAAGGTGTTGAGGTCTTTGTTAATGATGGAGTATTTTCAATCAAAGCCCAAGGGTTAACAAGTTATAATTTTAGCGGGTTTACACTCCCAATTTATGTGAAGAAAATTTATCGTGGAGAAACCTATACTTTAGGTTTCAAATATCGAATACTTTCAAAACTTGATAGTGTTTTTGCTTTTAACGTCAAAAACCACAAATTGAATAAACTTTTATTAAATGCTGATATTGGAACGCCTAATAGTCAGGTTTCCGAGGAATGGTATGAGTTTCAAAGAACGTTTACTGTCCAGGAAGATTTTGCTTTTGGAGAAGATGAAAGCTATCCATTTTACATTTATCTTGCTAAAAATGGGTGGATTGAGTTTAAGGAACCTATTTTAGTTAGAGGTAGTAGAACAGGGACTTACAAGCCTAGCCAGTTTGATGACGCCTACAAACAGACAAAAGAGGCTAAAGAACTAGCAGAAAATGCTCAAATACAGGCAATTAAAGTGGCCGAAAAGGCTGAGGAGGCAAAAAAAACCTCAGAGGCTACACGGGCACAAATGACACTGTTATCTAACTCATGGTCTGTTAGAACTCTGAACAGCGCTAGTGATGTACTAGGTGCTATTAACCTAAATCCTGACGGCTCAGTTAAAATCAACGAGGGTCTAATCTCAGTCGGAGAAAAAACCTATATAAAAAATGGTGTTATCAAGAGCGGAATGATTGGTAACGCTCAGATTGGTACGGCTCATATCGGAGAAATTGACGCAAGCCAAGCTAGAATTATCAATATTTCATCAAAAAACATTGTCACAGATGGATTGACAGCTAACATTATCAAGGGTGGTAAGCTATCATCATTAAATAGTGCTACCAATTTTGACCTACAGACGGGTTGGATTGAAATGAACAGGGAAGGTGTAGGAGTTGTAAACCATTTTGCAGGCAGACCTATTCAATACCTTGTTTTCGGTGCTGGTGCAATTTCCGATAAACCTGGTTCATATACCGCTCTAATGTCTAATTCAAATGGTAGGATAAACATGGATGATGGCTCTGCTGGTATTCAAATCTGGAATACAAACGACAATACAACAGCCGTCAATTTATATGGTGATGAAATAGCTATGATGTATAATGCTAATGACCCGAAAGGTATTATTTTTGATAATATCAAAAATGAAATTAGAAATGTTGAGACATTGAATATAAATAATACAATATGGATAAAAGGCACAAATCTAGTACAATTATTTGACTTAATAAATAAGAATTTTGAGGGCATTGAAAGACACTTTCAAATTAATAAGCTTGGAAGGCCTGGACGCTATAAAGTATCAATTTAATGTCAGAAAGGTAAACTATGAACACAACAGATAAAGTTATTAACAATTTAGGTATTCAACTAGCTAATAAAACTATCTCAGAGGCTTTTACTCTTACTGAGCGTGATGAGGCGCTTGCTGAATTGCAACAAGTCAAGGCTGAGCGTGATGAGGCGCTTGCTGACTTTAAAAATATCAAGGCAAGTTTTGAAAAAATCAATGAGATTTTACAATCTGATGAACGGCTTAAAAATCTCTATGAAGAAGTTAAAGATAAACAAATTGAGAAAGGATAATATATATGGAATTTAAAGTAATTAGCAAGTATTTGCAAGATGGGAATAGAACATTAGTAGCTATCCGCAAAGAGTCACCTTACACGGCCTTTGACCGTGTATTAACTGGTGACCGTACAAATGAGCCTGATAATGTACTGATTGAGGCTGTACTTGGTTTAGTAGCTACAGAGTTTAACCCTGCTGATGGCGTGAAGAAGCTACAAGAAGACTTGCAAACACAAGCGCAAGAATACGAAGCAAAACTTGAGCAGAAAGATGCTAAGATTGCGGAAGTAAAAGCAGTTGCAGACTGGGCAGTATTGGCTCGTGTTACGGATACAGATAACCCGCTAGATCCAACAGTCTTCAAGCGTGGTCTTGAATTGGTTGACCTCGGTAAAACTGGTAAGACTTATCAACCACAAGAAATCTTCACACTTGAAAATCCGAACCATGTCGAAAAATTCCAAGAAGGTAAACGTGTCATGATTCAAGTTAACGAGCCTTTCACTTATCAAGGACAAACGCTTGAACAACTTGCAGACCTTTATCAAAACGGTAAGCTAGGCGTCTGGAAGTGGACAGAACCAAAACAAGAAAAACCTTCTAGCGAGTTAGACACTCAACCTGTTCAATAGTCATCCGTTTTAGAAAGAGGGTGGTTAGATTGGACTTTCTAACTTTAATAGATAAAATAACGCCCATTTTAGTAGTCATTATCCCTAGCTACTTTTCATTAAAAAGCACACAAAACACTAAAGAGACCGAAAAGAAAATCGGCACTCTTTCAGACAAGATTGAAGACCTTGAGAAATCAACTTTAGAGGTTAAAAAAATTGGAAAAGAAAATAATGATAATCTGACACTAATTGGGAAAGGCTTGCAACGGCTACAACGTTTTCGATTGCAAGAAAATTTTAAAAAAGCAATTAAGCGTGGCTTCACTAATCAGCACGAAATCGAAGAACTTTCTAAACTCTATGAAAGTTACGTCGAATTAGGCGGAAACGGTGCGGTCAAAGTATTGTTTGAAAAATTTCTCAAACTAGAAATTATAGAGGAAAAATGATGAATAAAATTAACTGGAAACTACGTTTACAAAACAAAGTAACGCTTATCGCACTTTTGGGAGCAATCTTTTTGATGTCTCAACAATTCGGATTTGAAATCCCACAAAATATTCAAAATGGCGTGAATACATTTGTTTATATCCTTGTCTTGCTCGGAGTAGTTACTGACCCTACGACTGCTGGCATCACAGATAGTGACAGAGCGCTTGAGTATCACGAACCAAGCGAAGACTAAAAAAGGGAAGCCATAAGGCTTCCTTTTTATTTTGTATGAAAGGGGGCAACCTTTGAAAAAAATCATTAAACGACAAACTGGCGTTTGTGTCAACATCCGAGATAATTCGGATAGAGTGAAAGAAGAATTTTACTCGCACGATAAAAACAACGCATTCATCGAGTTACGCTTGAACAACGTCAACGCTGAAAAAGTTATTGTTTTATTCAAATTCAAAACAACTAATCGGCTTTTGGAAGTTGCGGGAACAGTCGAAAACAACCTTGTATCTATTCCATTTGATACAGCTTTAATCACGACAGATGAAATCGTTGACGGGTTTGTTTACGCTGAGAAAATCGTACAATCGGCAGATATTTTAAAATTCTCTTTTGGTGTGCGTGTGTCAGAAATTGACAAGCATAGCGAATTGCCTATCATTGAGAAAGACACAAAACGCATTGTAGCTTTAACGGATATTGTAACGAAAGCTGAACTAGAAGAAGCGATCAAGAATATTCATGTAGAGGGCGCAACCTATGACGATTCTGAAATCGTACGACGTTTGCAAGTGCTAGAAACGAAACCTGAAATTGATACAAGTGGATTTGCTACAAAGAAAGAGCTAGCAAACAAAGTTGAGCGTACCGAAATAAGCCATATTTCAGCCGATATCGAAGCGTTAAAAACAAAGACGGATAAAGATACCGTTTATGATGATAGCGCCCTTAGAGAGCGTGTAACGGCGTTAGAAAACAAGCAAGATAACGACACAATTTATAATGATGCAGAAATCAAGCAACGTTTGGAAGTTTTAGAACACAAACCAAGCGTAAATACTAGTGAATTAGTTACCAAACAAGAATTGGAAGCTAAAGGCTACTTGACCGAGCATCAGAGCCTAGAAGAATATGCTAAAAAGTCAGAAATCCCGCAACCATACAACGATAGCGAGTTAAAAGGGCGAGTTCAACAACTGGAAAACAAGCCGGCTATTGACACCTCTAACTTTGTAACAAATGACGTTTTAGCTGGCAAAGGGTATCTTACTGAACATCAAAGCTTAGAAGGTTACGCTAAGAAGTCAGAAATCCCACAACCTTATAACGATACTGAAATTAAGCAAAGACTTTCTACTATCGAGCAAAAAGGGCAAGATTATGCTACAAAGGAGCAACTGGCTTCAATTCCTAAAACTCCTCAAAAATTGACCTTGTCTGGGAACACACTCATTCTTTCAGACGGTGGGGGAAGCGTAACGCTTCCAACGTCAACAAGCGGGAATACTGGACAAGTCAACGAGTATGAAATCCACGGTACTGGTATGCCTAATGGAAAGGTTGTAGCACCAGTCGGTACAACCTATGTTGATACTGCGGTTACGAATGGAGCGCTGAAATGGATTAAGCGCTCAGGCGCTGGCAATCAGGGCTGGGAGGTGTTAACTGGAGACACAGGCTGGAGAACTTTAAATATTAAATCTAAACTCGGAAACTCATTCTTGAAAGTTAGACGAAAAAATGATTTAGTTACTTACCAATTTGGCGGTCTTTCGTGGGGTTGGTTCGGCGTCATTCGTAGAGGTGGTGTAGGATACGAGGCACAAGGGAGCGATAAAGAAAGAAACTGTTATATCTTAGGATTGAGTGGAGTCCCTCTAGGTTTCAGGTCTGAGTCTAGCTTGATTGGCAGCATTTACAATGACAAAGGAACGCCTTACGGGACTTGGTATCTCGGAGGCTACGGAGACAGTAACATGCTGAGATTCCAATTTACTGACCCAGTGCCAACAGACCGAGATATCGGGGACATCCGAGTAAGTTCTATCTCATACTTGACTAGTGAGCCTTGGCCGGGCGTTTTACCATAATTTTTAGGAGGAATATAAATGGATATTGATACAAGTAGATACAGAGAAGGACTTCCACAGATTGGGAACGCTCCTTATAGACAAATTCACGCTCACTCAACTGGAAATAAAAACTCAACTGCTCAAAATGAAGCAGACTACCACATGAGAAGACCCGTAGAGTCTGGCTTTTTCTCTCATGTTGTGGGAAACGGTAGAGTCATGCAAGTCGGGCCAGTCAACAATGGTGCTTACGATGTTGGCGGTGGCTGGAATTATGAAACCTATGCAGCAGTTGAACTAATCGAAAGCCATTCAACTGAAGAAGAATTTTTAGAAGATTACCGTCTATATATCGAGTTGCTACGAAATCTAGCAGATGAAGCAGGTCTTCCAAAAACTCTTGACTCAGACGCTTTAGAAGGCATTAAATCGCACGAATACTGTACGAATAACCAGCCTAACAATTTCAGCGACCACGTTGATCCGTATCCTTATTTAGCAAGCTGGGGCATCAGCCGTGAACAATTCAAGCATGACATCGAGAATGGTCTTGAAGTTAAAAAGGGCTGGCAGAAGAACGATAAAGGCTACTGGTATGTTCGTTCAGACGGTTCATATCCTAAAGAGCAGTTTGAACAAATTGACGGAACTTGGTACTACTTTGACGGTTCGGGTTATATGCTCGCAGATAAATGGAAGAAACAACCAGATGGCGCATGGTACTACTTTGACAAGTCTGGCGAAATGGCAACAGGTTGGAAGTTAATCTCTAACAAATGGTACTATTTCAAAGATGATGGTGAAATGGTTACTGGCTGGGTTAAATACTACGATAAGTGGTATTACTTGGATGCAGTCAATGGCGACATGAAATCCGATTGTTTCGTTAAATATAATGATGGTTGGTACTTGCTACTTTCAGATGGTAGAATGGCAGACAAGCCTGAATTTACAGTAGAGCCTGACGGGCTCATTACAGCAAAATAA